TGGCGATCCTGTCGGCCGTCTTGCGCGATGGCGGCGACGGACACCCGCGCATCTGGGTGCTCGACCAGGTGCAGAGCGACGGAATGACCACGCCAGAGCAGGACGCCGAGGCCATCCTCGGTATGCTCAAGAGGGCCGGCTTGCGCTGGGAGAACGTGGATCGCTGGGTCGGTGACCGTCGCGTCTTCGGTCGCAAGAACGGTTCGCTCAAGTCGAACGCCATGCTGATGACCGCTATGGAGCGCAGGATGAACCTGCCGACCGGAAGCCTTCCGTTCCGCATCCAGACAGCGTGGAAGCCGAAGGGATCGGTCTACTCTGCGTATCGCCTGCTTCAGGCGTGCATGCTTCAAGGCGGCTTCATGGTGCACCCGCGCTGTAAGGGTCTGATTGATGACCTCCTCAAGTTCGACGGTCGCGAAGCATCGGAGCACAAGCACGCGATCGATGCCTTGCGTTACGGCGCAGTCGAGCTCGTGAGCCGTCGCCTCTACAACCCGACCGCGATACGGCTGGGCTGAACAGGGGGCAACGTGTACGCCTACTCCAAGATGCCGACTCCTCCAGCGCCCTCGAACCCAGAGGAGGCGATGAGGTGGGAACACAGTCGTCACCGGAGGGCCCTGATGGAGGGACGCTGGCAGCGCCTCCTCGAGGATCGGCTCCAAACGCAGCTCGGCAGCACGCGACGTCAGGCATGGGGCCTGCCTGACATGGGGACGAACGCCTACCGTCAGGTGTGCTACTCGCTCGCCTGCCTCTACGATTCCGAGCCTGACGTAAAGCACAACAGGGCCGGCGACGTCTCCGCGCTGACCGACATGATCTCCCGCTCTGGGCTGTGGCCGCAAATGTCGCGGTTCCAGGCGATGACGATCGCGCTCCGCGAGATGTGGATGCGCGTGGACGTCGAGGATGGTCGCATCATCTACCGACCTGTCGCGCCCGACATGACGATCGCCGAGAGCGATCCGAGCCGGCCGACAATCCCGACTGCCTACGCCGAGGTGCGCCTTCGCCATGTGCGGGGCGAGACTGTGTGGTGCTGGGACGTCCTCGACATTCGCGACCCGGAGAACCCGTCCTATACGGTGCGTCTCGCGACTGATGATGCCAAGTTCGGAGAGGACGTCACCGAGGAGGTCCTCGGCGCACGCTTCGACGGCGCGGCCTACCCCTACCGACGCACGCCTCGAGGCGACGAGGTGCTCGGCGCACCGATCCTTCCGGTCGTGCTGTACCACGCGAGCCTTTACGGCGATCGCCTTTTCGACCCATTTTTCGGCGTTGAAACCTACGAAGCGTCGTTGAACCAATCTGTGTTCAGCACGTTCTTGGCACACTCCATCAGGGACGCTTCGTTTCCCCAGAGGTACGCGATCGGCGTCCGCATCGCCGGATCCGACATGGTTGACGGCGGCACGCGAGGCCAGCGCGTCGAGGTCGTGACCGACCCGACGACGATCCTGATGCTGGACGCCGCGATGGAACAACAACCCCAGGTCGGACAGTTTACAGCCGGAGCGGACGTTTCCACGCTCGAGGCCACCATCGCCGCCCTAGCACATCGCCTCGCGACGGACGCTGGACTGTCTCCTTCCGAGCTCCAGCGGACGAGCGGCTCGGCCAAGAGCGGCTACGCGATCAGTCTGTCGAACGAAGGCCGTCGTGAGGCCCAGCGCAAGTACATCCCGCAGCAGCGTGAGGGCGACGAGCGCCTCCTCGCCGTGACGGCCACGCTGTTTAATCGCGCCATGGGGACGCAGTTTCCCGAAGGCGGCTACTCGATCCTGTATCGCGAGATCCCGCTCTCGCCGGAAGAACTCTCCAGCCGTCGTCAGCATGTGCTTGAGATGCTCGAGGCTGGCCTGATGCGCCGCGTGGATGCGCTCCGTTACTTCGGCTCGCTGTCCGAGGAAGACGCTCGCGCCGCGCTCGAGGCCATCGATGCAGAGAAGGCGCCGACCATCGCGGAGCAAGAATCGGAGGGTACGAGGCCGGCGCCCGCGCCGCAGGTATCCACTGACGCGCAGCACGGCGAGGACATGGCCGACGCGGCAGAGGAGATCACCGCGAGCACTGAGGCGATCCGCGCGCTCCTCGCTGGCGATGTGCCGGAGGCTACCCGTCGTGTCCTCGAGGCCGTCGCCGAGAGTCTCGCGGAGGCCGCGGGCTATCTCGGTGCTGGCCCGATGGTCGAGGCCGAGGTCAAGCTCCCCGGTGAGGAGGACGACGCGATGCCAGAGACGGAGAGCTGATGCCGTTCATCTCCGAGCGACAGCGCGACTATCTCCAGCGCGAGCATCCGGCCGTCTATCGGCGGTTCCTGCGCGACGAGCGGGCGATGGGGTTTGAGTTGCGGGCGCCCGCTGACGTCGCCGAGGTGGCGAAGCGCGGCCTCGAGGCTCGCGAGCGGTACGGCCGTGGCGGTACGCTCGTGGGTGCGCGCAGGGCACGGCAACTTGCCGAGCGTCAGGTCGTGAGCATCGAGACGATCAAGCGCATGGTCGCGTACTTCACGCGACACGCCGTGGATCTTGAGGCGCCTGCCGCGAAGCCTGGACACCCGGACTACCCAAGCGCCGGCCGCATCGCGTGGGATCTCTGGGGCGGTGCGCCTGGTCGAGCATGGGCACGCCGGCAACTGACAGTATGGGAGCGCGTTCAGCGCGAGGAGGGCAAGTGAGCACAGAGGAAGGGACTGACACGACGGGCGCAGAGGCGCGTATTCGGCAGCTGGTCGCGCGAGTGAAGGAGCTCGAGGGCCGCGTCGGAGAACTGACGCCGCTCGCCGAGCAGGCCGACAAGTACAGGACGCAGATCGAGGAGGTCAAGGCGCAGAGCAAGGCCGAGCGTGAAGCGCTACGCATCGAGCGCGAGATCTCCTCGGCCGGCATCACCGACACCGAGGGCATGGAGTACGTCGTCCACGCCTACGGCAAACTGCCTGCCGAGGGTCGGCCTCCGCTCGCGGAGTGGCTCGCTGCGAAGGACTCGCTCCCTCGCGCTGTGCGTGCGTACCTGCCGGAAGCCACTCCGGCCGCAGCGCCGGCACCGACGACGATGCAGATGCCGAAGGCCAACGCTGGCGTGACGTCGCAGGCTGTGACGCCTACGGCAGCATGGACCCCCGAAGCGATCATGCGGCTGTCTCCGAGCGAGTTCAAGGCCAACTTCGCGGCGATCAAGGCGTCGGGCGGCGTGCCTTGACAGGCTGTCACGGACGGTAGTACGGTAGCCGTGAGGCACACGCCTCACGCGCTCGGGGCAAGCTCCCGTAAAAAGCGACAGGCGCGGCAACGTCAAACCTTCATAGGAGGCCAACATGGCCAACATCGACTTTGCCGCTCTTGACGGCAACGCCCGCGCCGCTGCGGTTCTGTTCCAGTCCATCGTGATGAAGCTCGCCGACACCGGCAGCCTCCGCAACGCGACCTGCTTCCTCAACGTCGGCAGCATCAACGGCTCCGGCTCTGACAGCATCCAGGTGCCTGTCGTCGGCCTCAACGGCACCGACATCATGGCGGCGGTGGCTGACGGTTCGTCCGTCTCCAACACCTCGATCACCTCTGCCGCGGCTACCGTGGCCGTGGCGCGCCAGGCTCTCCGCTACGACCTGACCGATCTCGCTCGCGTCAGCAACAGCGTGGCCGGCGGCGTTGACCTCGAGGGCCTGTCCAACGCGATGGTGGCGGCCTTCAATGGCCGCTTCAACCAGATGGTGTGCGCGCTCTCCGGTGGCTTCGCCACGCAGGTCGGCAGCACTGGCGTCGATCTCTCGACCGACAAGTTCTATGACGCGATCTTCGCTCTCCAGTTGTCGAGCGTGACCGGCGAGTACCACGCTGTGCTTCATCCGCAGCAGTACAACGACCTGATGTCGAGCCTGCGCGCGGAGACTGGCCCGGCGCAGTACCTCATGGCGAACCAGGAGCAGACCAACGCCCTCGGCGCGTCCTACAAGGGCAAGCTGTTCGGCGTCAACGTCCACGTTTCTTCCTACGTCCCCAGCGTTGGCGGCACGGACTACCGTGGCATGATGCTCGGCGAGGCGGCGATCGCCTATGCCCTCGGCACCCCGGCGCCCATCCAGGCCGCTGGTGGCGTCATCATCCCGGCCGGCGCCCCGATCGCCGTGGAGTGGGAGCGCGATGCCGCTTCCGGCCTCACGAAGGTCGTCGGCTCCGCGTTCGTTGGCGTTGCCGAGCTTCAGGATCTCAAGGGCGTCGGCATCCTGTCCGACCTCTGATCTCGTAGCCTAGCGTCAAGGCGTGTCCGTGCTTATGGTACGGGCACGCCTTCGTGCGTAAGGAGGGATCATGGCAGCAACATTCACGACGGCCAACGCGTCCGGGTTCGAGGGAACGCCGGCCGCGCGCCCGCAGGCGATGGCGAACCTTCTCAACATGCCGAGCAACGCGCAGTGGTGGTACACGCACCATCCGGCTCACTGGCAGCTCGTGGAGGGCGAGTGGCTCCCCGACCTCACGCAGATGGTCGCGATCCCCGGCCTCAATCGCGTAGACAAGAACGGAGACACGGCGCTCACCGAGGTTCACCTCGCGAAGAAAGGCGCCGTGGTCATCCCGTGGGAGGTCGAGCCTGGTGGCTACTGCATGCAGTTCGCTGGCGTGAATGGGCCGGTCTACCTCTCCAAGTGGGAGAAGCCGAAGCTCGTCGCCGGCCAGCTCCGCGTCACGCCTGACGAGGCCGGCTATCGCGAGTTCCGCAAGCGCCTCGTCGTTGAGGGATGGGTCAAGGTTCCCGATCCCGACTTCATCGATGTGATCATCGGGCGTCAGGAACGCCTCGTCAATGAGCACCGCACCCGCGCGCCGGTCAACCCCGGTAGTGCGCTGATCCTACCTGTCGAGGAGAAGCGCCTCGAGGACATGCGCGCCGCGAAGGAGCGCCTCTACGCCACCGACGAAGCCGCGCCGAAGCGAGGCCGCAAGTGAGCGCGGGCGAGAAGCCGGCGATCCGGCAGGGGATGGATCAGATGACGAAGCGCCTCGTGGAGGGCGGGATGCCTTCTGACAAGGCCCGCAAGGTCGCGCAGGATGCAGCGCAACGTGCGGATCGTCGGGAGCGCGATAAGCGATAGCGCAGGTGGAGGTCGGGCATGTCCCTCGCAGAGACGGTCTACGCTGCTCGGTTCCGTTCCACGGAGACGATCGAGCGTGGACGTTTGCAGACGCTCACATGCCCGACCCAGCGCGCAGGCGCCACGGCCACGCCATCGAGCGGGACGATCACGATCTACCGGCCTGATCAGACGGTGCTCGTGACGTCCGCAGTCACGATCCCCGGCGGCGGGATCGCGACCTACTCGCTGGCTGCGGCGGCAACGACGGCCGAGCAGCTCGGCGAGGGCTTCCTCGTGGAATGGGCGCTCGTCATGCCTGACAGCGTTACGCACACGTTCCGCAACGATGCGGCGCTCTGCCGTCGCACGCTGTACCCTGTCGTCAGCGATGCTGACCTGACGATGCGGCACAGCGACCTCCCGAACCTGCTTGCATCGGGCACGACGAGCTACCAAAGCTACCTCGACGAGAGCTTCGCCACGCTGTGTAACAGGCTGATCAGCCAGGGGCGCAGGCCGTTCCTCGTGATTCAGCCCAGCGCGCTGCGCGAGGCGCATGTCGCGCTGACGCTGCACATGATCTTCCTCGACTTCTCCACATCAGCGGGGGACTCCGGTAGGTGGCAGGCGTTGGCCGACCACTACATGCGCGCGTACACCGAGGCGTGGAATCAGCTCAAGTTCACCTATGACGAAGCTGACGAGAACAAGGTGGACGCCACGATGAAGAAGGGCGCCGCCTCGACCGTGTGGCTGAATGGGCGCGGCGGGCAGTCTTACTGGACGCGGTGGTACTGATGGCCGCGAAGAGCATCCGTCAGTTGCGCGAGGACGTCACTGCGCGCATCCTCACGCTCACGGGCTGGAAGGAGTCGAGGGTCGCCCCTGACAACTTCGGCCGTGACGCTGACAGCATCGCGCACAAGGCGTTCGCCGTGCATCCGGCAGAGACGGCCGACATGCGCGCGTATCGTGGCCGGCCTGCCGAGGGCCTCCTGGTCGAGACGTCGCTTGTCGTCCACTACTGTTGGCGCCTCGCGCCCAAGGGCATGAGCGACAGTTACGACGACGCCCTCGACGGCGAGCAGGCCGTCGTGAACGTGCTCATGGCCTACGATGCATCGTGGCCTCTGTCATACAAGGTGCAGGTCGTTCGCACCACGCGCACCACATCGGATAGTGGCGAGTGGGTGCTCGGGCAGGTCGAGACTCGGATCGTTCACACACTTCCACTACAGTAGGGGGATCTCATGGCCGCTTCGACGGTAATCAAGAACTTTCGCGATGCAACCGTGCTTTTCGCAGACGGAACCACGCCGACTCCGCTCTCTCTGACGCTCGCGCTGGAGTCTGGAGATCTCTCCCTCTCGGGCCTCAACGAGAGCAACACCGAGGTCACGACGTACCTCGACCGTGGCGAGCTCGCGACCGTCAGGAAGACGACCCGCTTGTTCCCGACCGTGAGTATGACTTGTTCGATGGCAGATCTTTCTGATGCCACCGACAAGCTGATCTGGGACGCGATCAACAAGACCGGCGCCTTCGCCAGCGCGGTCAGTACGATCAGCGGTTCGGATGCCTTCGGACTCAAGATCACTCTCACAATCGAAGGCACCAACTTCGGGGATTCGGCGGATCACACCATCATCATGAACGGCGTTCACTGCTCGATCGACTTCGCCGAGGGCGATCCGAACACGTTCACGATCAACGGCACGGTGTACGGCTCCATCACCGCGACCTGATCCACGCGCGAGGTCGAACCTCTCGCACGACGCCCTCCTCGCCGGTTAGGCTGGGAGGGCGTTTCCATCGGAGGGAATATGGACGTTACGCTCGGTCGGTTCACTGTCACGCTCAAGAAGCCGTCTTCGTTCACGCTGGCCCGCGAGGTCACGATGGCCGTGGGCACGAGCGCCATTCGCGGACTCGGCGCGGCACTCGGCGCATGCTGGGGCGGTAAGTCGCTGAAGGCGACGTATAAGTACGACGCTCTCGCCTACGGTGGCGCTGTCGTTGACGAGCTGATGGCGCTCGGCGTGCCGGAAGCGGAGATCTACGCGGCCGGCAAGGTCGCCCTCGACCTGGTGATCGAGAGCCTCCCGCGCGAGGAGGCCGTCGCGCAGGCAGAGGGTTTTTCCGAGGCCCAGACGGAGGGCTAGACGCCGTCGCGCTCGAGATCGGCCTGACCTACTGCGTCGACCCGGATGCGTTCTACTCGTGGACTCGCGAGCAGCAGGAGCGCGTCCTGGCGTGGTGGCGGGTCAAGCACACGCCGCCGAAGCCGAAGGCGCGTCCGAAGGCACGCGAGGGTGATAGTGTGTCGCCAGAGGCGCGAGCCTTCTGGGGGATCGGTGGCTAAACGGATCACGGTCGGTAGTGCATCTGTGACGATCGGCGACGGTCTACAGAAGGCCATCGACCGCTTGATCCGCGAGTCTGCCGGAGAGGTCGTCTCGACGCTGGAGAGCATCGGTGACGAGCTCGTCCACAACGCGCGCAGTGAGTGGTACAACAACGTCGATGAGCGCACAGGCCGTTCCGGTCGCGGCACCGAGTACCGTCTCGAGGTGCGCGGAGATGCGGTCAGGATGATCGTGTTCAACGACGCGAAGGCCAGAGGGAAGGGCAAGCATACGAACTGGCAGGTGCGCGAGTACAACTACGCGTACTACGTCCACCGACCTGGGCCGTTCTCGCGTAAGCTGCAAGCACTTGACGCCGAGGAATACTCGCGTCTGATGAGCTACTGGCGCGAGCACAAGTCGCTGCCCGAAGGCATCACAGCGCGCGCGATGACCGACTCCAAAGGCCGAAACCGTCCCATCGGTGCGACCAAAGAGGTTGAGAACCCGAAGCACTGGGACGGCAAGAACTTGTGGAAACTGCTGGTGATCGACGTCAGCAAGAGGGTCATCGCGTCTCGTCTCGTGGCGCTCGACAAGGCACTATCTGCCGCAGGTAAGCGGCTCGCGAAGGGGGCATAGATGGCGACCGCAGAACTTACAGTAGATGCGAACCTTGCCGGCCTGCGAAAGCAGCTCGAGAGCATTCAAGGGATCACGGCAGAGCAGGCCAAGGCGATGGCCGGCGAGCTCAACAAGTCGATCAAGGCGTCGGAGCGCGCCGCGAAGGCCGCTGGTGCTGCATCCAAGCGAGCGATGGAGGAAGCGCGAGTCGCCAGCGAGGCTGCGGCCAAGAGCGTGGGCGACGTCGGCGACAAGTTCGGCCATGTCGGAAGCGCGGCCGGTAAGCTCGCGGGTGGCCTCGACCTCCTCGCGCCTGGACTCGGTGACGTCGCACGCGGCGTTGCGGATCTCGCGGACGTTGGCGAGGTCGGTGCTAGCCTCCAGGTGTTCGGCGTCGTCGCTGGTTCTGCGGCTGCGGCCGTGGGCTTGCTCGCGCTGTCTCTCGCGCCCATCGCAGAGTTGATCCTCGAGGAGCGCCGTGAGGCTGAAGCCACGAAGGCCGCGCTGGATGCTTACACGAGCGCCACCGAGGCCGCACAGGCTGCGAACGACAAGTTTGCGACAAGCCTCGAGGGCGTGAACGACTACATCAAGCTCGCCACGGGCCTCGAGACGCAGGCCGAGCAGACGGCACGCAAGCGCATCGAGGCGCTCCGCACCGAGGCACAGGTGCAGACCGACGCCACGCGCGCGCTCATCGCTAGCGCAGAGGCGCTGAAGGCGCGCAAGGAGGAGGAGCAGGCCACGCTCCTAGCAAAGGCTCGCCTCGGCACGGCCAGCGAGGCCGAGATCGCGCAACTGAAGGCGAACCGGTCTATCCTCGAGGACCTAAACGATGGCTTGACTGACAACCGACGCCGGCTCGAGGAGGTCGCCACGGCGACGGAGGCTAGTGCCGAGTTCCTCACGCTCGAGGCGCAGGCCATCGACCACGCCACGAAGAACAGCGACAAGAAGGCGCGCTCGGACAAGGCCCGCACGAAGGCCGCGACAGATCTTGCCGAGGCACAGCGCAAGGCAGCAGAGGACGCGGCGAACATGGCTGCGTTCGTGGATCGACTCGCAACTGTCGAGGATGCCGCGCTTACCGAGACGCAGCGCCTTGAGATGCAGATCAAGTCGCTGAACCAGCAGAGCATCGACCTGACAGGTAGCACCGAGGCTGCATCCGGCGCGACGGAGATCCTGCGTGGCAAGATGGCGGCACTCAACGCCGAGGCATCGGCCTCCAGCCTCGAGAAGCAGGTACAGGCGGCAAAGGATCTTCAGTCTGCCTACGATGAACTCATCCCGCCTGAGCAGCTCGACCGTGTGCAGCAGCTTGCGCTCCTGCAAGTGCAGGTAGACGCAGCCTTTGCGAAGGGCACGATCACGGCAGAGGCTTACGCCGAGATGGTGCGCGGCATCGGGAAGGCCACAGACGAGGCGCGCATCAAGCAGGAGGGATGGTACGCACAGACTTTGCAGATCGCTGACGGCGTAAACGGCGTAGCGCAGACCGGCGCGGCGCTGTTTGAGAGTCTCGGCACGATCAGCGAGCACGCGATGGAGCGCGCCTCCACGGCCTATGCGGAGGCCATCGCCGACCGCAAGCGCCTCGGGAAGGACGCCACTGACGCGGAGCGCAAGGCCGCGAAGGAAGAGGTCGAGGCCCGCAGGAACGCGCTCATCAAGGCGTTCATGGTGGACAAGGCCGTGAAGATGTCGCAGGCGTTGATCAACACGGCGCTTGCGATCACTTCTGCGCTCACGGCTGGCCCTGTCGCAGGCCCGATCCTCGCCACTGCGGCAGGCGCGGCCGGCGCTGTGCAGGTCGCGGCGATCGCCAGCGAGGCGCCGAGCTTCCACCGAGGTGGCCTGATCGGCCAGCCTGACGAGATGACCGCCACGGTTCGCTCTGGCGAGGCCGTGCTCAACCCGATGGGCCGCGCGCGACTCGGCGACCAGACGATCCGCGACCTCAACGCTGGAGCGAGCGACGGAGGTGGAGGTCAGGCCATCCAGGTCGTGTACGGCCACAAGGCTTTCGACTACTTCATTCGGGATCACTTGCGGTCACGCATGACGCTGCCTCGGGCGTTAGGGAAGGGCACCCGTACAGGCCAGCGAGGGGGATAGCATGGGGAACGCCGTCAGCGTCAACGCTCTACGTGGACTCCTCGTCCACGACCCGCGGATCACGGAGGCGGCTTTCTCGGAGGCGCTCTCGACGTACTCGCAGGCCGGCGCTCAGCCTGGCGTGCCTGTGCCGCAGCGCGACTCGGACATGGTGCTCGAGACGGTCGGCACCACGACGGCGAGCGGTGGATCGCTCGAGGTCGTGACGGTTCGCGCAGGCGGCGCGACCTACAACGTCAACGGCGAGGTCCAGCCGGGAGCTTTCGCGTGGCGGCAGGCCGGCGGCTCGTGGCTCGGCAGCAACGGTCCCGGCGTGGTGTCTGGCTGGTCGCCTCTGCACACGTTCGGCAGCGGCGGGACTGACTTCAAGTACGCCTTTGCTCACGCGCTCCAGACGTCCGAGGGCACGTTCCTCATCACAGCGCGCAGGTACTCCACGCTCGGCACGTTCGCGAGCCTAGTCGTGCTTCGCAACGTCGGAGGAACAGTCACGACGATCTCGCTCGACACGCTGCCGGTCGCTGACGCGCTTTACCGGCCGTGTCTCGTGGCGCTGCCCAACGACCGCATCCTGCTGCTGTCCACGAACCCCAACCCGGACGGCGCGACAACGTACACGATCTCTGCGTGGGTGTCCGACGACGACGGGGCATCGTGGAGCCTGCAAGCACCGACGACGATCCGATCCTCTTTCGCCACGGCCGACTACGCGCCTCGACGCCTGCGTGCCGCATACTCGCGCGGTCAGGTAATGATGGTGCTGGCGGTGCGCTCCACGATCGCCACGACGATCCCAGACTTGATGGTCCAGTACGCAAGCGCGGACGGCGGCGTGACCTTCTCCGAGGTCGATCGCACTGACGGCGATAGCGACAACGTCCACACAGGCGGCGCACATGAGGTGCTCGGACTGACGTCGGGCTCGTTCGCGCTGCTCTACTGTGGCTCTTCGCGCACGAACTGGGGCGCGAACAGCGCCGTGCTGTCGAAGCGGCTCGCGAGCGCGTGGGCGCGCATGACGCGCACGACTCCCACGGTGGTCGCAGAACTCGCCAACCCGTCGGCGGCGCTCTCGGTCGGTAACCAGCTTTCCGACTCGACCGAGCTTGCCGCATGCGTGGACGAGAGCGGCGCGGCGTATGCCGTGGCGCAGGACTACACGTACCCGAGCGAGACTCTCATGGCGCGCAGCATCGACGGCGCGACATGGACAGCGGTAAGCAACCAGTTCGAGCAGGCGCTCGTCCACTACACGGCTGGACAGTCGTGGATCTACGGATCGCTGACGTCCTGGAATGGGTCGCTCCAGCTCGTGTCCGCGTGGGACTCGACGTCATGGCCGTACCAGCTCGGCACGACTCAGCTTGGCAGCTACAGCACGGCGACGGTGCCTTACTGGCCTGTCTCGGAGGCAGCGCCTGACCGGATGCTGCCGTGCTACCTCATGTGGGTCCCGTTCTGGCTCCCGGCGACGGCCGGCTGGACGCGGGCCGTCATCGGTGGGCCTACCGACGTCCTCGCGAGTAACGGCACGCTGACGCTCACTTGCGGCGCCATCGGCGATGCGATCTCGTACACGAGTAACGGCACGGCATGGTTTGCGGGCAGTGACTTCACGGTCGCTGCGCTTGGCGAGTGGATCTCGACCTCGGGTCGCAGCGAGCTTCGCGTGCTCGGCGCTGACGGATCGGGGTCCTATGGCGTGCGTGTCCGATACTCTGGCACGACTGTCGATGTGATCGACCACTACGGCGGCGGCACGCTCGGTACGTTCTCCGTCACAGCCGGCACGAAGATCCACGTTCGCGCCATCATCACGGTGAGCGGCAGTTCTGCAGCCACGGTCTACGTCGGCACGTCGGCCGGCGCGTTGTCGCCGGTCAAGCCTGCGGTGCGCGTCGTCAACGGAGCCGCGCTCGTCTCTGGTGGCGCTGCTGCATCCAGCACGACGGTCGTGTGGAATCAGGCCACGCAGGGCGTCTCGTCCTGGTCGATGGTCGCATGGGGCACGCGCCGCAGCACGAGCAACCCGCACACGGTCAACATCCCCGGCACGATGCCAGGTCGGCCATTCTCGCCGCAGCCTCAGCTCCTCGACTACGGCATGTCGATCCGTGCCGTGGCTGGCCCTGCCAAGGTCGGAGACGGATGGGACGTCTCAAACCGCTACGACTACGCGCTGTCGAACGTGCTCGCGTCGGTGGCTCCTTCGCCTCGTCAGACATGGCGCAGCACGGACACGACTGCACAGACGCTCGTGTGGGAGCTCGACACGACGGCCGCGAACGGCAGGAACTCTGCGGGCATCTGGACGAACATCGGCGTGATCGACACGAGCACATCGTCGTCTGCTCTGCGCTGGGTGCGTGCCGGTACGATCGTGGAGCCTGACACATCCACCACGACCAGCGCCGGCTACTACTGGCCCTACGCCAGCCTACAAGGCGCGCGGTTCTCGTTCGACACATCGATCGGGCCTGTGCGCCCCATCGGCGCATCGACCGAGGGCAACTGGACCAATGCCGCGGCGAAGCGGGTGCGTCTGCTCACGACCGGCAGCATGGCCGGCGTAGGTAGCAGCGGCACGGCCGGCGCGATCCTCCATCGCAGCGGGCTCCTAGTGTGGAACACGGACGCCGACTACAGCGCCTACCGGCTCATCATCCAGGCGCAGCCGACCTACGAAGGCTACTTCGAGATCGGCACCATGGTCCTAGGTCATGTGGCTGCGTTCGGGCGCCGCTACTCGTGGGGCCGTCAGCTCACGACAGAGGCCAACACGGCGCTGACCACTGGTCGCTCTGGTGTGCGCCGCTCGCAGGTCCTCGGGCCTACGCGCCGCTCGGTAGAGTTCGGCTGGACCGACGGTACAGACCTCACGCAGGTACGCCAGCAAGGGCCGGCTGACTACGTGCTCGCGACGTCCTCGGGTGGAACCGAGGCCGTGGCTACGCCGTGGGATGCTCCGCTCGCGATGGCCGGCCTCGTCGCCGAGCTCAAGGGAGCGAACACTCCGGTCGTCTACCTCCCGTGGGTCGAGCGCAAGGCCAGCGGGACGACGTACACGGCAGCGCATCCGGACCTGATGATGTTTGGGCGCGTGGTGTCCGACGTCAGCATCGAGGTCGTGCAGGGCGAGGAGTGGGTCGAGGCCGGCGCGGCTAACGGAGAGGTCGTGCGGACGTCCTCGGTGCGGATCGAGGAGGAGGTATGACCGACAGGTGGACTGAGGCGCAGCTTCGTAACGAGCTGTTCTGGGTGCTCGCCGTGACCTTCGCAGGCGGCACGCGCTACCTCTCGACGGCGCCGCTCGAGATCATGGACGGCGCCAGCAAGATCCAGACGACGGCTAGTCTCGTGGATGTGCCCGACGTCGAGGAGGCGCTCGACCTATGGGCGACGGATCAGCCTTCGCTCTCGGTGGCGCTCTCATTCGTATGGCCTGAGAACGTCGCTGCGCTCATCGAGGAGGGCCACGCCCTCGACGGAGCAGAGGCCGAGCTAGCACAGCACGCATACGGCGACGATTGGAGCCAGCGGCGCATCGTCGTGCGCGGACAGCTTGTCGATCCTGAGTACGACGCTGAGGGCGAGCCTGTCACCTGTTCGCTCGAGGAGCAGATCAGCGACGATCAGACGACGCTACCGTTCGACCTCGTGACGATCACTGAGGGCACGTTCCCGACCGGAACGTCGCTTCTGTACTCTCTTGAGGAGAGTTCGATCGGCAAGGTGATCCCGCTGGTGTTCGGCACGCCAGGAGGTGGAGTCGCTGCCGGCTCGCCTGCGCTGCTGCTCGGCATGGGTCCGGGTGGAGGATCTCTGGTCTACGTCATCGCGGCGCACACGGTCGCGGCGGCCACGGTCACGCTGCAAGCAGAGGACTACACGACCTCCACGCCTCAGGCCGTGCAGCACTGGACTCTCCCGGACGGGCGCATCGTCGCGTATGTGGACGTCACCGGTGGCTGGACCGTTAGCCGCGATGCGCGCGTTATCTGGAACGACGGCGCCGCGCTCGCGGACGAGACACGCACAGGCATCGTGGGTGCCGGCGACCTCATGGCATACGTGCTCCGACGCTCGACGCTGCGCGTGGATTGGGGCCGGCTCGGCGCTCAGTCCGACGCTCTCAACGCCTACACGCTGGGCGGGTACATCGATGAGCCTGTGCCGCTCGGCGAGTGGCTCCGCTCGGTCGTGCTCGACGTCATCCCGGCCGGCATCGTCATCGGACCTGAGGGCGTCTACCCGCTCGTCTGGCGCTGGGATGCGAAGGCCACCGATGCCATCCTCGACCTTGACGCAGATGCTGATCCGAGCGTTGAGCGCGCCTCGCGCGTGTCCTACACGGGAAGCGACGAGATCGCGAACACGATCCGGCTTCGCTACCGGCTAGACGCACGCCGCGAAGACTACGCCGCGGACGAGGTGGCGACGGCACGGCCTGAGCTTCCGTGGACGCCTACCTCGTCGGATCTCGTCCGCAGCTATGCGCGCTACGGCACGCGCGTCCTTGAGCGTGAGAGCGCCGTGGTTCACGACGAGGTGACGGCCGTGAAGGTCGTGCAGTGGATGACGGCTAGGTACGCGCTGCCGTCGAGGTCGGTGTCCTACCTGCTCTCGCCGAGGCACGCCTTCCTCCAGCGTGGCGACGTCGTGACGCTCACCGACTCGGAGATCGCGGCCTCGTCGCAGGTATGCATCGTGGAGAGCATCCGCTGGCTCGAGGAGAGTGGCCTCGAGGTGCGGCTGCGATACGTCGAGAGGCGAGGCTAGCCCATGCGCGTACCGGTACAGCGAGACTCCACAGCGTCAGGTGTCGTCGGCGCGAAGGTGGCGCTCATCAAGCCAGGTACGAACGTCACGTTCACCGAGGCTGTCGTCGGCGACAAGCTCGAAGTCACGATCGCGGCCTCGGGTGGCGGCGGTGGGGGCGGCACGCCGGCCTCCTCGGTCGTGTCCGAGACGTCGTTCGGACTGTCGCCTGTCGTCGGCATAAGCACAGACTACGCGCGAGGCGATCACAGCCACGGTAACACACAGGTACGGCGGTCTCTGTCGCCACGTTCAACGGTTCTGGCGCTGCGTCCGTCTCGACGCCGAGCGCGGATGGTCAGGTGCTCTCTCGCCAGGGCGGCGCGCTCGTGTGGGTCACGCTGGCCGCTGGCCTCGCGCTCTACCCTGAGGTCACCGAGGTCATCCTCGAGGAGGCCAACGTGCTGGCGCTCGGCGTGACGCTCACACCTAACTCCGGGACGATCTCCTAATGCCACTCGCTACCCTGCACTACCGATTCGTCGGCTCGCAAGCCTTCACGGCTGGCTCCATCTCCGGATGCCTCGACGCCATCTATACGCTGGGCGGGCGCACGACCTACGCAAACGGCACCACGCGCACGCCGGGCAGCGGGTCCGCATGGACATGGACGCGGCAGCAGATCGGCGGCATCACGGAAGCGTGCATCGGTGCGATGCCGGCGGCGAACGCGCTGAACATGCGCTTCATCGTGGCAGGCAGCACGACCTCACGCGCCTACACGGTGCTTGCACCCGATGCCGCGACGATCTCAAACGTGCTCGTGCAGGGGATGAACCGTGGTTCAGCCACACTGACGGGCAACTGGTATGACGCGCAGCCATTCGGCAGCGGAAACGTCGGGTATTGGCGCGCTTCGCTCGCGTTCACGAACGCGCAGGCCGTGGCGTACATGTGGGAGAGCGAGGAGACTTACGTCATCCAGGTCGGCATCACGGGATCGTCCACGTTCTCGGCGTGCGGCGGCGGCGCCTTCCTCGATCCGAAGGACACAGGGTCGCCGGCCGCAGAGACTGACGGACGCCTGTACGGCCAGTGGTCTACCGGGTCTACCGAGGTCATCCCTGCATCATTCCTGACCAACTACTTCCTCGCTGGTGGAGGTGGGATGATGACGCACTACACGGGCAGCGCGCGAGGGCACCACTGCGTGCTTCTGCCTGCGAGCACGACGGCAGTCATGGTGTCTCGCATGGTCATCCCAGGCGGTACGGCGGCGATGCCGGCCGGCCAGCAGAACCCCAACGGCAAGCTGGTGATGGTTGAGGATGTCCCGTTCAACCAAGCGAACTCCACGGTGTGGGGCGCATGGCGAGCGATGGCGTACACCCGACTCGCAATCACGGGGCAGGTCTGGCGCCTGTCGGGCGCCGAGAAGGGCTACTTCGTCGGCGGGTCTGCATCGACGGCGCAGGACGGCATCCTGCTCCTGGCGAACTAGGGAGGCATCGTGACCGACTGCACCGACTACGTCCTCGCCGTGCTCGAGGCCCATCCCACGACGGCGATCCTGCGACTCTCTGCACGCGCCTATGCATCGTGCGATCTCTCGCGCATCCCTGCCGGCATCACTACGCTCGAGACTGCCGAGGACTACTGCGAGGCCACTGAGTCCGACGGCACGCTGCTCGTCCGCTTCCGCGTGTGAGTGTCCGACAGTCGTGATAGCATCGGCTCATCACGGGGGTGATGGTGGCCGACTCGACTACTCCAGCGTGGACGCAGCGCCTCGTGCCTGTGCCTGTGTGGGCCCTCATGCTGATCGGGGCCGCGATGGCCGGCGGCGGCGGTGTCCTCGGGATGCAGTCTGCCGAGGCATCCAGCACGCAGCAGATCGACTCCGCGCAGATGGAGCAGATCCTCTCCAGCCAGCGCAGGATCGAGGGCCGGCTTGACGCCATCGAGCGTCAGCTTGCCACGGTCGCCGCGATGGCCCACACCCACACAGGAGTCATCAGTGCCCCTATCCCGTGACGAGATCGTAAAGCTCCCGGCCGAGGTCCTCGACCTGCTCGCCGCGATCAAGGACGCCCGCGCCGTGGACGGCGACGGCGGTGCCAAGATCACGCGCGGCGAGCAGAAGCTCCTCCTCACGAAGGCCGCTCGCCTCGTGTGGCTGCTCACCACTGACGCACTCGACTAGGAGTCACCATGGCCGCTCTTGACCTCTCCGCTCCGTCTACTCTCCCGATCATCTCACACACGGCTACGCCTGGGACGGCGAACCTCGTGCGCCTGATCACGCTCCCCTCGTCGGGACAGTATCAGGTGATCGTCGTCAACCGAGACAATGCCAGCAAGGGGCTGTTCCTCTCGACCGATCAGACGCTCACCGATGGAGGCGCTGCTCCTGCTACTGTCTACATGACCATCGACGGACAGCTGACCTTTACCGCAGGGGCAAACCGCACGACCGGCCTGCCGAAGATCACGAAGCTGGGCCTGTTCTCGATCTCGCATACGAACGTCAACATTGAGATCCTGATCGACGAGATCCGCTGATGCCGTCGTTTGGCGCTCGCAGTGAGCTTGCGCTATCGTCGGCGCATCCTCTCCTAGTGCGCGTGATGCGCGAGGCCGTGCGAGAGTACGACTGCACGGTTCTCGTCGGTCATCGAGGCAAGGCCGAGCAGGACGCAGCCTTCGCTGATGGCAAGAGCAAGCTCCGGTGGCCCAAGTCGAAGCACAACCTCACGCCATCGCTCGCGGTGGACGTCGTGCCGTACCCTATCGACTGGCGCGACCTCGACCGGTTTCGCGCTCTCGCTGTCGTCGTGCGTCGATGCTGGAACGCGATCCCGGCTGCTGAGCGTGACGGCTACGATCTCGCGTGGGGCGGAGACTGGATTTCGTTTCGAGACTACCCACACTGGGAACTGCGGCGTTAGTCTCACTCGTCGCACCCTACCGGGGAATGACTGCGACACCGCCCGCGGGACCATGGTGGCTCCGCGGGCGTCAACATGTGAGCGATACTTACAGGTTGTAGTCGTCGCAGTACTGGACCTGTATGGGCCGGCGCCCCCACGACACTGCGGCGTCATGGCTCCCGACGAGAATGTCGATCCGGTTCTTGCGACGGATCTTCCGGCCTCGATCCTGCACGGTGTAGCGCGTCCACTGGCCGTCGATGAGCAGCTCGAGGCACGTACCGATCGCCCAGTGCTTTGACGCTGCGACCATGTGGTAGGGCGCGTGGGCCTCGATTCCGGAGGCCGTGAACCCGGAGCATCCGAGACACGACGCGGTGTAGGCCGTTGCGATCATCGTCCAGGTCATGGCGCATCCTCCAGCGCGGCGACGAGGGCTTCGGCCTCGCTATCGACCCATTGACCTCGATGATGTGGGTGGCAGTCGAACTGATACCCGTGCTCTCGTGAGATCTTGACGCTCACATGAAGGAACGGGACGGCGTGCGCCTCCCGCACCAGCGCGAGCAGGCACCCCAGCGTGGCGGGGTCGGTGAGGTCGGGAATGTGCGTCAG